GAAACATTCATACATCTGGTCATCTCCTTCCGTAAAGCAACTCCGCCTTACTGCCGACATGACCGACCTTTTCAAATGCTCTGATAAGAGACGCACAAGAGTCAGGTGCGTCATCATGTTCAGCATTCTCTGAATATCCGCAAACTTGGTCGATGTAATCTTGGTCTGTCTCAGGAATCCACTCTATGTTTCGCCATTCCTTACGTAAATACGTAGCAATCTTTATGTACTTGTTGTCCTTCTCGTTGTAATCTGTCACAACGAAACCAACGTTACGAAGATCACGGGACAAATATCCCTTATCACCGTTACGCTCCACAGACAACGAGCCTGCCTTATACAGCGTATGAAGAACCTTCATTTCTGCAATGTGATTGTCTACATGACCGTGCCATAACTTACCGAATCCGATATATCCACCGCCAGGTTTACGCTTCAAAATCGTATACGCAGTGAAATCCTCACCGCCATAAGCAGCATCACAATGGGCACGACCGCCAAAGATATCTGATGTCGCACCGTGATAATATTTCGGAGTGTCAAATAATTTGTCTGCATCCGAAATGATTTTCAGTTCGTAGTTTGCTGCGAAAAGAGCAGGCTCAAGAGACTCTCGTTTCTCCTGAATCTGCTCGTCTGTCATAATGCCTGTCTCAAAACACGTATAAATGTGTTGGTTCGGCATTAACTTACACACATCATCCTCATGCCATTTCGTACCAAGATTGATGATACGACCATCACGATTGCAGATGTTTTGTAACTCCTGATAAGCAAGCCTTGTGTTCATTCTCTCAGCCTTGCTCTTTCTATCTTCGAGATTACAAATATCATCTGTTATCACGAACGTACTGTGTTTGCCCGTGATCGATGACTTAACGCCAAGACCGAGCAACTGTGGCGAACCCATAGGAGATGTCCATAAGTTCGTGTTGAGATGGTTTTGAGACTTTCCAGTGATTATCAGTTCTCTGTCGTACAAGACAGTGACGATATCATGTAGAATCTGACTGTTAAGAGCCTTCTCAACCATATTCATCATCTCAGCCACATCCGTATCAGCCTTACGCAGAAAAATGATGTTCTCTGTAGGATAGAGAACCATCATCAATGCGATTGCCACGGATAAGCATGACGATTTATAAGAACCACGGTGAGCCATTAACGTATAATCTTCAGTGCCGAAGATCATCTCTCGCATCCATTCACCGTGAAGTGCTATCAAATCTTTGAAACCAACCTGAATGCCGACTTGTTCAGGATGATCATAAATCCACTGAACGAGGGTTTTAGCGTCCATCTCGAACACCCCCTCTTCAATGCTTCACTTCATCAATTAGAGCCTTAATACGCTCAGAAGCCTCTTCAACAGGAGACGAGACGACAGCTTCAATCTGTTTCTTCTCGACATATTCTCCAGTCATTTTGTTTAGAATCTCAATTGCCTGCATACGAGCCTTAGGGATATTGTTGACATCTCTTGCAATCTCAGTGAGAGTAATCATACGCTCATTACGATCCATAACGCTCGCAGTGATTGAAGCCTGCTGTAATTCTGAAAATCTATGCGAAATCTCTGCATCGGAAGCAAGTTTATAAGCAGCAGTATCAACAGAACCACGTTTCCAATTCTTTGCGTTAGGATAAACATCAATATACGCTTCGTACTGACTCATACCATCTATTAAGTTTTGTACGAAGCGTTCATGACGCTTATTAGTTAATTCCGCCATATCATCACCCCCTCAACCAGAAGCACGCACATGACGGAACAAACCTGGGCTGAGGTCTGGATGCTGTTTTGCATGGCAATCAGAACATAAAAGAACGCCATTTGCTGGATTAACCCTGTTGATTGGATCTTCAGCCCATGGCGATTTATGATGTACTTCTAAATGTTCAGTTGAACCGCAAATCTGACAAACCTTGTCTCGTTTTGTCACAATTGTTTTCCATTTATAAACAAGAGGATCCCGACGATCAAGCACCGTTGCATATGGAACAAGTGCATCATTTACAATGTCACGTGAATACGTAGACGTCAAAAGAAGATATGCAGCTCGTTTCTGAACTGGTTTTACATCAGGATCAAGCATTACACAAATACAATTCAGGGCTACATCCTTCGGTGTAATGTCATGTAATGAACCTTCATAATGGGAATCCATCTTCACAAGTGCTTCTAATGCAACAAAACGTTCATCATCAGAAAGCGTGCTATCCGATGCGATTTCTCCCAGCAAATTCATCTTTGCCCTGCGTTCTTCAATCAAAACATCCGCACGTGCATTCTGTATCTCGTCAAGCCTATTACGAACTTCTTTATCGTTAGCAAGAACACAAGCCTTGCTATCAACTGTTTTGTCTGTCCATTTTTCAGAAGAAGGGAATGCATCACGATAGGCTTTACGCTGAGACATTCCGATTAATAAATTTTGAACAAACTGCTCTTTTCTGCTGTTTTCCAGTACAGCCATATCGCTCACTCCTTTCGTATATATCTTATATATTGTTCTCAGTCATCATTCATAGCATCGTTGAGTGCCGTCACCACGATACAGAAGAAAAGGAACAGCAACATCAATAACAATGTCACCGCAAATCCTATCCATAACGGACTCAGCACCCAAATCCATGACCAAGTAATCAATCCTGTAAGTTTAAGAACGATGAATATCATTGTCAGCACTCCGACAAACGACATTCCTTTCGTCCCTGTGCTTTTTTCTTCTTTCATACTCAATCTCCTCATCAATCTTATCTAACAGTTTCTTTCCGTCTATCGCACCATTCGTTAGATACGCAAAGTAATCGGAGAGAATAAACTTCTCTGCATCAAGACCGTGATATGTGTCTTTTCCTTTGCGTTTCATTCTTTTATAATCTTCAATCGCACAGCGAATGATCGCTGCGATAATATCAAGATGAGGCTCACCAGTTGATGTCTCTTCATTGATTGATATGTTGTTTCGTTTCGGTCTCGTCATAATGCCACCTCTTATACAGTGGCAGTCATGTGATGTCGTTTATCCGAAAGAGTAATGATCGGATAGTCATTGCTGTTCGGTTGATAACCGCCACGCTTTCCATATCCCCCATAATCCAGAGCGGATGCGGTATTCACAAATAGCTGTGAATGAAGTGTGGCAGAACCGCTCGAATTATTCACTCTGAACGACCTTTGTTTGAAAGATGCAGGAAGATGCGTATGACCGACAATAAACACGTCAGCGTCAATGATTGATGCATATTCTTGCAGTCTTTGTATCTTAGATGATGCTTTACGTCCGCCACCATTGCCATGCGTCACATACAGTGAATAGGTGATTGGTCTGCAATGCAGTTTGTCTTTGCCAAAGGTGAGAAATACCAACGCACAGTCAGGCGAATAGATATCTTCAAGACCAAGCTCACGAGACAAAAGCCTCGTCATATCAACTCCAGCTGTCCTGCTGATTCGCTCTTCATGATTGCCTGGAACAATCGCCAGTATTTTATTTGCAATCGGTGAGAGTAAATCAAAACAACTGCTCAACTGTTCTGACGGCTTTAACGTCTCGGAATACGTGTCAGATTTACTATTCATGATAGCTGTGTTCATTAAATCACCGACTAATACGCAATAAAGATTGTCGGTGTCCTTAATCTTGTTGATTAGGTTCTGAACCAGCTGTAAATTGCAATTGGGGTCGCCAATATGAAGATCAGCAAGAGCGATGATTTGTATCGGCTCATCATTGCAGTCCAACATATGACGAAAGCCCTTCATCGTGCTACCATCGTTCTTTGCTCTCGGCATCGTGACTGTCCCCCTGTCATCAAGTGTCTGTCCTGATACCACCACCACGAGGATTGTAATCAGGGATTTTCGACAGGTCGATAGTCGATTCGAACGTAGTGTTCTTCGTCTTTCCTCTGATACGCTTGGATGGCATTTCCATCTCAAGCTCTTTGTCCGACGTTGCTTCGCCTGTCACTTGCTCCAATAACGAAATGGCAGAATCCAATGCATTCACTTGAAGCATCAGGTCTGCTCGTAATTTCTTTAAGGCTTTCAATTCTTCTGATTTCATTTTTGCTTCTCCTTTACGCATAAAAATAGACACAACAAAAGGCAAGAGCCTGTGTTTCTCTTGCCTTAGGTGTGCCTTTCTTGAAAGGAGGTATGTGTATGAAGCGTAGAAAAGAAAT